AGTGAAATACCTCCCTTTTTTGGTTTTGTCTGTTTGTCGACTTTTTGTGTTGGTGGTGAGTGTTGTGCAGCCTGAGCTTCCTGGTAGTCGTGATTGGTGTGGGGAGACGCGTCGTTGGTGGCGTGTGTGGGGTGAGGATAGTCGCGCGCCGTATGTGTCTGATGAGGAGTGGTTGTTTCTCATGGATGCTGCGGTGATTCATGATTGTGTGTGGCGTGAGGGTCGCGCGGATTTGGTGGCTTCGCTTCGTGCTCATGTGAAGGCTTTTATGGGCATGTTGGATCGTTATTCGGTTGATGTGGCGTCTGGTGGCCGGGGTGGGGGTTCTGCGGTGGCGATGATTGACCGGTATAGGAAGCGCAAGGGGGCCTGATTAGGTGTCTGGTGTTGTGGGTTCTCAGGTTCCTCGTCATCGTGTGGCTGCGGCGTATTCGGTGTCTGCTGGCGGTGATGCTGGGGAGTTGGGTCGTGCGTATGGGTTGACGCCTGATCCGTGGCAGCAGCAGGTGTTGGATGATTGGCTTGCTGTTGGTAGCAATGGCAGGCTTGCTTCGGGTGTGTGTGGGGTGTTTGTGCCTCGCCAGAATGGCAAGAACGCGATCCTTGAGGTTGTGGAGTTGTTTAAGGCGACTATTCAGGGTCGCCGTATTTTGCATACGGCTCACGAGTTGAAGTCGGCTCGTAAGGCGTTTATGCGGTTGAGGTCGTTTTTTGAGAATGAGCGGCAGTTTCCTGACTTGTATCGTATGGTGAAGTCGATTCGGGCGACGAATGGTCAGGAGGCTATTGTGTTGCATCACCCGGATTGTGCCACGTTTGAGAAGAAGTGTGGCTGTCCGGGTTGGGGTTCGGTTGAGTTTGTGGCCCGTTCTCGGGGTTCGGCTCGCGGGTTTACGGTTGATGATTTGGTGTGTGATGAGGCTCAGGAGTTGTCGGATGAGCAGTTGGAGGCGTTGCTTCCTACAGTAAGCGCTGCCCCGTCTGGTGATCCGCAGCAGATTTTCCTTGGCACGCCGCCTGGGCCGTTGGCGGATGGTTCGGTTGTGTTGCGTTTGCGTGGGCAGGCTTTGTCGGGTGGTAAAAGGTTTGCGTGGACGGAGTTTTCGATTCCTGACGAGTCTGATCCGGATGATGTGTCACGCCAGTGGCGGAAGCTTGCGGGGGATACGAATCCGGCGTTGGGTCGCCGCCTGAATTTCGGGACCGTAAGCGATGAGCATGAGTCGATGTCTGCTGCCGGGTTTGCTCGGGAGCGGCTTGGATGGTGGGATCGTGGCCAGTCTGCTGCGTCTGTGATTCCGGCGGATAAGTGGGCTCAGTCTGCTGTGGATGAGGCGAGTCTGGTTGGCGGGAAAGTGTTTGGTGTCTCGTTTTCTCGTTCGGGGGATCGTGTCGCTTTGGCGGGTGCCGGCCGGACTGATGCTGGGGTTCATGTTGAGGTTATTGATGGGCTGTCGGGAACGATTGTTGATGGTGTGGGCCGGTTGGCGGACTGGTTGGCGGTTCGTTGGGGTGATACTGGCCGGATCATGGTTGCCGGGTCTGGTGCGGTGTTGTTGCAGAAGGCGTTGACGGATCGTGGTGTTCCGGGCCGTGGCGTGGTGGTTGCCGATACTGGCATCTATGTGGAGGCGTGTCAAGCCTTCCTGGAAGGTGTAAGGTCTGGGAATGTTTCTCATCCTCGTGCTGATTCGAGGCGTGACATGTTGGATATTGCTGTGAGGTCGGCGGTTCAGAAAAAGAAAGGCTCTGCGTGGGGTTGGGGTTCCTCGTTTAAGGATGGTTCTGAGGTTCCTTTGGAGGCTGTGTCTTTGGCGTTTTTGGGGGCTAAACGTGTTCGTCGTGGCCGTCGGGATCGTAGTGGTAGGAAGCGGGTGTCTGTGGTATGAACGTGGACGAGTTGGCTCTGATTGAGGGCATGTACGATCGTATCCAAAGGTTGTCTTCGTGGCATTGTCGTATTGAGGGCTACTATGAGGGTTCTAGCCGGGTGCGTGATTTGGGGGTGGCTATTCCTCCGGAGTTGCAGCGTGTGCAGACTGTGGTGTCGTGGCCTGGTATAGCTGTGGATGCTTTGGAGGAGCGTCTGGATTGGCTGGGCTGGACTAATGGTGACGGCTACGGCCTGGATGGTGTGTATGCTGCGAATCGGCTTGCTACGGCGTCGTGTGATGTGCATTTGGATGCGCTGATTTTTGGTTTGTCGTTTGTGGCTGTTATTCCCCAGGATGATGGGTCGGTGTTGGTTCGTCCGCAGTCACCAAAGAATTGTACTGGCCGGTTTTCGGCTGACGGTTCTCGTTTGGATGCGGGTTTGGTGGTGCAGCAGACGTGTGATCCTGAGGTTGTTGAGGCGGAGTTGTTGCTGCCTGATGTGATTGTTCAGGTGGAGCGGCGTGGGTCTCGTGAGTGGGTTGAGACGGGCCGTATACCGAATGTGTTGGGTGCTGTTCCGTTGGTGCCTGTTGTGAATCGTCGCCGTACGTCGAGGATTGATGGCCGTTCGGAGATCACTCGGTCGATTCGTGCTTACACGGATGAGGCTGTTCGCACACTGTTGGGGCAGTCTGTGAATCGTGACTTCTATGCGTATCCTCAGCGTTGGGTGACTGGCGTGAGCGCGGATGAGTTTTCGCAACCTGGCTGGGTGTTGTCGATGGCTTCTGTGTGGGCTGTGGATAAGGATGATGATGGTGACACCCCGAATGTGGGGTCGTTTCCTGTGAATTCTCCTACACCGTATTCGGATCAGATGCGTTTGTTGGCGCAGTTGACTGCGGGTGAGGCGGCTGTTCCGGAACGCTATTTCGGGTTTATCACGTCTAACCCGCCTTCTGGGGAGGCTTTGGCTGCGGAGGAGTCTCGGCTTGTGAAGCGTGCTGAACGCAGGCAGACGTCGTTTGGTCAGGGTTGGTTGTCGGTTGGTTTCCTGGCTGCCCGGGCGTTGGATTCGAGTGTTGATGAGGCCGCGTTTTTTGGTGATGTTGGTTTGCGTTGGCGTGATGCTTCGACGCCTACCCGGGCGGCTACGGCTGATGCTGTGACGAAGCTTGTTGGTGCCGGTATTTTGCCTGCTGATTCTCGTACGGTGTTGGAGATGTTGGGTTTGGATGATGTGCAGGTTGAGGCTGTGATGCGGCATCGTGCCGAGTCTTCGGATCCGTTGGCGGCGCTGGCTGGGGCTATTTCTCGTCAAACTAACGAGGTTTGATAGGCGATGGCTTCGGGGGCTATGTCGAGGCTTGCTGCGACTGAGTATCAGCGTGAGGCTGTCAGGTTTGCTGGGAAGTATGCGGGCTATTATTCTGAGCTTGGTCGTTTGTGGCGTGCCGGCAGGATGAGTGACACGCAGTATGTTCGTTTGTGTGTGGAGTTGGAGCGTGCCGGCCATGATGGTTCGGCATCGTTGGCTGCCAGGTTTGTGTCGGATTTTCGCCGGTTGAATGGTGTGGATCCGGGTTTGATTGTGTATGACGAGTTTGATGCTGCGGCGGCTTTGGCTAGGTCGTTTTCGACTATGAAGATTCTTGAGAGTGACCCGGATAGGGCGAATGACACGATTGATGCGATGGCTGCGGGTTTTGATCGGGCTGTCATGAATGCTGGCCGTGACACGGTTGAGTGGTCTGCGGGTGCGCAGGGTAGGTCGTGGCGCAGGGTGACTGATGGTGATCCGTGCGCGTTTTGTGCCATGTTGGCTACGAGGTCGGATTATACGACTAAGGAAAGGGCGCTTACTACTGGTCATACGCGGCGTCATAAGCGTGCCGGTAGGCGTCCGTTTGGTTCGAAGTATCATGATCATTGTGGTTGTACGGTGGTTGAGGTTGTTGGCCCTTGGGAACCAAATAGGGCTGATGCCGAGTCTCAGAGGACGTATGAGAAGGCCCGTGAGTGGGTTGATGATCATGGGTTGCAGCAGTCGCCTGGCAATATTTTGAAGGCTATGCGTACTGTTGGCGACATGAGATGATGGTTTCCGGTTGTGTGCCGCCGGTTATCGGTGCACAGGGTTGTCTCCCGCACGGGGGTCAACAATGTTGTGTTGTTTTCCGCAAGGAGTATAGGGTTAGGCTATGGCCGATCAAAAAGTTGAAGAACAGAATGTTGACAATGATGCTGTTGAGCCCGGAAAGGGTGGAGACGTTGTTGATGTTGTGAAGGATGGGCAGGCTTCCGGCGATGATCATGCCGGTGATGTTTCCGTGAAGGAGGAGTCTTCTTCTGGCACGGATTGGAAGGCTGAGGCCCGTAAGTGGGAGTCTCGTGCTAAAAGTAATTTCGCCGAGTTGGAGAAGCTTCGTACATCGAGTGACGATTCTGGATCTACTATTGATGAGCTTCGCCGCAAGAATGAGGAACTCGAAGACAGGATCAACGGGTTTGTTCTTGAGGGTGTGAAGCGCGAGGTGGCTTCAGAGTATGGTTTGTCCAGTGATGCGGTCGCTTTCTTGCACGGTGGCGATCGTGAAGCGCTGGTGGAGTCTGCTAAGGCTTTGAAGGGTTTGATCGACCAGAGTGGTGGTGGCGCGGGTGTGCGCCGTCTTGCGGGGAGTGCCCCCGTTGATGATGTTAAACGACGTGAGGGTGTCGCGTTTGTGGATGCTCTTGTCAATAATTCTAGGAGATGATTTCTGATGGCTGACGATTTTCTTTCTGCAGGGAAGCTTGAGCTTCCTGGTTCTATGATTGGTGCGGTTCGTGACCGTGCTATCGATTCTGGTGTTTTGGCGAAACTGTCGCCGGAGCAGCCGACTATTTTTGGCCCGGTGAAGGGTGCCGTGTTTAGTGGTGTTCCTCGCGCTAAGATTGTTGGTGAGGGCGAGGTTAAGCCTTCCGCTTCGGTTGATGTTTCGGCGTTTACTGCGCAGCCTATCAAGGTTGTGACTCAGCAGCGTGTCTCGGACGAGTTTATGTGGGCTGATGCTGATTACCGTCTGGGTGTTTTGCAGGATCTGATTTCTCCCGCTCTTGGTGCTTCTATTGGTCGCGCCGTGGATCTGATTGCTTTCCATGGTGTTGATCCGGCTACGGGTAAGCCTGCTGCGGCTGTCAAGGTGTCGCTGGATAAGACGAAGAAGACGGTTGATGCCACCGATTCCGCTACGACTGATCTTGTTAAGGCTGTCGGCTTGATTGCGGGTGCCGGTTTGCAGGTTCCTAACGGGGTCGCCCTGGATCCGGCGTTCTCGTTTGCTCTGTCTACCGAGGTGTATCCGAAGGGGTCTCCGCTTGCCGGTCAGCCTATGTATCCTGCCGCCGGGTTTGCCGGTTTGGATAATTGGCGTGGGCTGAATGTTGGTGCTTCTTCGACTGTTTCGGGTGCCCCGGAGATGTCGCCTGCCTCTGGTGTTAAGGCTATTGTTGGTGATTTCTCGCGTGTTCATTGGGGTTTCCAGCGCAATTTCCCGATCGAGCTGATCGAGTATGGTGATCCGGATCAGACTGGGCGTGACCTGAAGGGCCATAATGAGGTTATGGTTCGCGCCGAGGCTGTGCTGTATGTGGCTATCGAGTCGCTTGATTCGTTTGCTGTTGTGAAGGAGAAGGCTGCACCGACTCCTCCTCCGGCCCCGAAGCCTGAGCCTAATCCTCCGTCTGGTAACTGATACAAGATAAGCGAATGTGTACTATGTGCAGGGGGTGGTGTTGATGGGTATCATTTTGAAGCCTGAGGATATTGAGCCTTTCGCCGATATTCCTAGAGAGAAGCTTGAGGCGATGATTGCCGATGTGGAGGCTGTGGCTGTCAGTGTCGCCCCCTGTATCGCTAAACCGGATTTCAAATACAAGGATGCCGCTAAGGCTATTCTGCGCAGGGCTTTGTTGCGCTGGAATGATACCGGGGTTTCGGGTCAGGTGCAGTATGAGTCTGCGGGTCCTTTCGCTCAGACTACACGGTCTAATACTCCCACGAATTTGTTGTGGCCTTCTGAGATTGCCGCGTTGAAGAAGCTGTGTGAGGGTGATGGTGGGGCTGGTAAAGCGTTCACTATCACACCCACTATTAATGGTCGATATGTGCATTCTGAGGTGTGTTCCACGGTGTGGGGTGAGGGTTGCTCGTGCGGATCTGATATTAACGGCTACGCTGGCCCTTTGTGGGAGATATGATATGACCAGTTTTCCTTATGGTGAAACGGTTGTGATGCTTCAGCCGACTGTTCGTGTCGATGATCTTGGCGACAAGGTGGAAGACTGGTCTAAGCCTGTCGAGACTGTGTACCATAACGTGGCCGTTTATGCTTCCGTTTCGCAGGAGGATGAGGCGGCTGGGCGTGACTCTGACTATGAGCATTGGTCGATGCTTTTTAAGCAGTCTGTTGTGGGTGCCGGTTATCGTTGCCGGTGGCGTATTCGGGGTGTTGTGTGGGAGGCTGACGGGTCTCCTATCGTGTGGCATCACCCGATGTCTGGCTGGGATGCGGGCACGCAGATCAATGTGAAGCGTAAGAAGGGCTGATAGATTGTGGCTCAGGATGTGAATGTGAAGCTGAACTTGCCGGGTATTCGTGAGGTGTTGAAGTCTTTTGGGGTGCAGGCTATGTTGGCTGAGCGTGGCGAGCGTGTCAAGCGTGCAGCCTCGGCGAATGTGGGCGGTAACGCTTTCGATAAGGCCCAGTATCGTGCAGGGTTATCATCGGAGGTGCAGGTTCACCGTGTTGAGGCTGTGGCCCGTATTGGCACCACATATAAGGGTGGGAAGCGTATTGAGGCGAAGCATGGCACGCTGGCTCGTTCGATTGGGGCTGCGTCGTGATTGTTTACGGTGACCCCAGGAAGTGGGCTAAACGCGTGCTCAAGGATGATGGCTGGCTGTCTGGGATACCGTGTACAGGGACGGTGCCCGATGATTTTACGGGTGATCTGATTTGGTTGGCTCTTGATGGTGGCCCGCAGTTGCATGTTCGTGAGCGTGTTTTTTTGCGGGTGAATGTGTTTTCTGATATGCCGGATCGTGCTATGTCTTTGGCTCGTCGTGTTGAGGCTGTGCTGGCTGATGGTGTGGACGGTGACCCTGTGGTGTACTGTAGGCGTTCTACTGGACCTGATTTGCTGGTTGATGGTGCACGTTTTGATGTGTATTCGCTTTTTGAGCTTATATGTAGGCCTGCGGAGTCTGAATAAGCTTATTGTTTTTGTTTTAATGTAATTGTTTGATATTTAATGGGGGTTATGATGGCTGCAACACGTAAAGCGTCTAATGTTCGCTCTGCTGTTACGGGTGACGTCTATATTGGTAAAGCTCATGCCGGTGACACTATTGATGGTGTGAAGACGGTTCCTGACGGTCTTACCGCTTTAGGGTACCTGTCGGATGACGGGTTTAAGATTAAGCCTGAGCGTAAAACGGATGATTTGAAGGCTTGGCAGAATGCGGATGTTGTTCGCACTGTGGCTACAGAGTCGTCTATCGAGATCTCTTTCCAGCTGATCGAGTCTAAGAAGGAGGTTATCGAACTGTTTTGGCAGTCGAAGGTTACTGCCGGAGCCGATTCTGGTTCGTTCGATATTTCTCCTGGTGCCACCACTGGCGTGCACGCCCTGTTGATGGATATTATTGATGGCGATCAGGTTATTCGCTACTATTTCCCTGAGGTCGAGTTGATCGATCGTGACGAGATCAAGGGCAAGAATGGCGAGGTGTATGGGTATGGTGTGACGTTGAAGGCGTATCCTGCCCAGATTAATAAGAAGGGTGATGCGGTGTCTGGTCGGGGGTGGATGACGGCTTTAAAAGCTGATACTCCCCCGGTTCCTCCTTCTCCGAAGCCGGAGCCTCCTAAGCCTGAGCCGGATCCGAATCCGCCGTCTAATAACTGATACACATAGTTTGAGGGATTGTTGATAGATGAGTGACACAGGTTACACGTTGAAGATTGGTGACCGTAGCTGGGTGTTGGCGGATGCGGAGGAAACAGCGCAGGCTGTTCCTGCCCGCGTTTTTCGCCGTGCCGCCAGGATTGCCCAGTCTGGGGAGTCTGCTGATTTCGCCCAGGTTGAGGTGATGTTTTCCATGTTGGAGGCTGCCGCCCCAGAGGATGCTGTGGAGGCCTTGGAGGGGCTTCCTATGGTTCGTGTGGCCGAGATTTTCCGTGAGTGGATGGAATATAAGCCTGACGGTAAGGGTGCCTCGCTGGGGGAATAGTTTGGCTCCACGGCCTGATTGATGATTATCGTGGGGCCATCGAATACGATTTCCGCACCAAGTTTGGTGTTTCTGTTTATAGTGTTGGTGGCCCGCAGATGTGTTGGGGTGAGGCTGTCCGGCTGGCTGGCGTGTTGTGTACCGATACGTCTAGCCAGTTGGCGGCCCACCTGAATGGTTGGCAGCGCCCGTTTGAGTGGTGCGAGTGGGCTGTGCTGGACATGCTGGATCATTACAGGTCTGCTAATAGTGAGGGGCAGCCGGAGCCTGTGGCGAGGCCTACGGATGAGCGTAGGGCCCGGTTTACGTCTGGGCAGGTGGACGATATTTTGGCGCGTGTTCGTGCCGGTGGCGGGGTGTCTCGCGAGATTAATATTATGGGGTGAATAGTGTATGTCTGGTGAGATTGCTTCCGCATATGTGTCGTTGTATACGAAGATGCCTGGCCTTAAAAGTGATGTTGGTAAACAGTTGTCGGGTGTGATGCCTGCTGAGGGTCAGCGTTCGGGTAGCTTGTTTGCTGGCGGGATGAAGTTGGCGCTTGGTGGTGCGGCGATGATGGGTGCCATCAATGTTGCTAAGAAGGGCCTCAAGTCTATCTATGATGTGACTATTGGTGGCGGTATAGCTAGGGCGATGGCTATTGATGAGGCTCAGGCTAAACTGACTGGTTTGGGTCATACGTCGTCTGACACGTCTTCGATTATGAATTCGGCTATTGAGGCTGTGACTGGTACGTCGTATGCGTTGGGTGATGCGGCGTCTACGGCTGCGGCGTTGTCTGCTTCGGGTGTGCAGTCTGGCGGGCAGATGACGGATGTGTTGAAGACTATCGCCGATGTGTCTTATATTTCGGGTAAGTCGTTTCAGGATACGGGCGCTATTTTTACGTCTGTGATGGCTCGCGGTAAGTTGCAGGGCGATGACATGTTGCAGCTTACGATGGCGGGTGTTCCTGTGCTGTCTCTGTTGGCTAGGCAGACGGGTAAAACGTCTGCTGAGGTGTCGCAGATGGTGTCGAAGGGGCAGATTGATTTTAACACGTTTGCGGCTGCGATGAAGCTTGGCATGGGTGGTGCTGCGCAGGCGTCTGGTAAGACGTTTGAGGGCGCTATGAAGAATGTTAAGAGCGCCCTGGGCTATCTTGGTGCTACGGCTATGGCCCCGTTTTTGAACGGCCTGCGGCAGATTTTTGTTGCGTTGAATCCGGTTATTAAGTCTATCACGGAGTCTGTGAAGCCTTTGTTTGCGTCGGTGGATCAGGGGATTCAGCGGATGATGCCGTCTATTTTGGCGTGGATTAACCGGATGCCGGCTATGATCACAAGAATGAATGCACAGATGCGCGCCAAGGTGGAGCAGTTGAAGGGCATTTTTGCGAGAATGCATTTGCCTGTCCCTAAAGTGAATTTGGCTGCCATGTTTGCTGGCGGCACCGCAGTGTTCGGTCTTGTGGCTGCCGGTGTGGGGAAGCTTGTTGCGGGGTTTGCCCCGCTGGCGGTGTCGTTGAAGAATCTACTGCCGTCGTTTGGTGCTTTGAAGGGTGCCGCTGGGGGGCTTGGCGGCGTGTTTCGCGCCCTGGGTGGCCCTGTCGGTATTGTGATCGGCTTGTTTGCGGCAATGTTTGCTACGAACGCCCAGTTCCGTGCCGCGGTGATGCAGCTTGTGGCTGTGGTTGGCCAGGCTTTGGGGCAGATTATGGCCGCTGTGCAGCCTGTGTTTGGTCTAATTGCTGGTTTGGTGGCACGGTTGGCTCCCGTTTTTGGCCAGATTATCGGTATGGTTGCCGGGTTGGCTGCGCAGCTTATGCCTGTGATTAGTATGCTTGTCGCCCGGCTGGTTCCTGTTATCACGCAGATTATTGGTGCGGTGACGCAGGTTGCTGCAATGTTGTTGCCGGCGTTGATGCCGGTGTTGCAGGCTGTTGTTGCTGTGATACGGCAGGTTGTTGGCGTGGTCATGCAGTTGGTGCCTGTTTTGATGCCTGTGATTCAGCAGATTTTGGGTGCTGTCATGTCTGTGCTGCCACCTATTATTGGTCTTATCCGGTCGTTGATGCCTGTGATTGCGGCGGTTATGCGTGTGGTGGTTCAGGTTGTTGCGGTTGTGATACAGGTGGTGGCCCGTATTCTTGCTGTTGTGGCTCCGATGGTGGCGGCCGTGGTCGGGTTTGTTGCCCGTATTGTTGGTGCTGTCGTGTCGGCTGTGGCCCGTGTTATTGCCGCTGTTGCCCGTGTCATCTCGTGGGTTGTTGCCCATTTTGTGTCTGGTTTGGCGCGTATGGGTTCGGTGGTTCAGGCTGGCTGGAATCATATTAGGGCGTTTACGTCTGCGTTTATTAACGGTTTCAAGTCGGTGATTTCTGGCGGCGTGAACGCGGTTGTGGGGTTTTTTGCCCGGCTTGGTTCTTCGGTTGCCTCCCATGTGAGGTCTGGTTTTAACGCGGCTCGTGGCGCTGTTTCTTCTGCGATGAATGCTATCCGGAGTGTTGTGTCTTCGGTGGCGTCTGCTGTTGGCGGGTTTTTCAGTTCGATGGCGTCTAGGGTTCGTAGTGGTGCTGTGCGCGGGTTTAATGGTGCCCGTAGTGCGGCTTCTTCTGCTATGCACGCTATGGGCTCGGCTGTGTCTAGTGGTGTGCATAGTGTGATAGGGTTTTTCCGGAATCTGCCCAGCAATATTAGGGGCGCTTTGGGTAGTATGGGGTCCCTGTTGATGTCTGCTGGCCGTGACGTGGTGGCCGGTTTGGGTAATGGTATTAAGAATGCTATGAGTGGCCTGTTGGATACGGTGCGTAATATGGGTTCTCAGGTTGCTAATGCGGCGAAGTCGGTGTTGGGTATTCATTCCCCGTCTCGGGTGTTTCGTGACGAGGTTGGCCGGCAGGTTGTTGCTGGTTTGGCTGAGGGTATTACTGGTAATGCTGGTTTGGCGTTGGATGCGATGTCGGGTGTTGCTTCGCAGCTTCCGGATGCTGTGGATGCCCGGTTTGGTGTGCGATCGTCTGTGGGCTCGTTTACCCCGTACGACCGGTATCGGCGTGCTCAGGGTGAGAGTGTTGTGGTGAATGTGAATGGCCCGACGTATGGTGATCCGGCCGAGTTTGCGAAGCGGATTGAGCGGCAGCAGCGTGACGCTTTGAACGCGTTGGCTTACATGTGAGTAAAGGGGTATGCATGTTTATTCCTGACCCGTCTGATCGTTCTGGTTTGACTGTGACATGGTCGATGGATCCGCGGTTTGGCGACGAGCGTGTGCTTCATTTGACGGATTATACGGGGTCGTCTCCTGTCATGTTGTTGAATGATTCGTTGCGCGGTTTGGGTGTTCCTGAGGTGGAGCATTTTTCTCAAACGCATGTTGGGGTGCACGGTTCGGAGTGGCGCGGGTTTAATGTGAAGCCTCGCGAGGTGACGCTGCCGGTGTTGGTGTCGGGTGTTGACCCGGATCCGGTGGGCGGGTTTCGTGACGGTTTTTTGAAAGCCTATGACGAGTTGTGGTCTGCGTTTCCTCCTGGCGAGGAGGGGGAGTTGTCTGTGCAGACTCCTGCCGGTCGTGAGCGTGTGTTGAAGTGCCGGTTTGATTCGGTGGATGACACGTTTACGGTTGATCCGGTGAATCGCGGCTATGCCCGCTATGTGATTCATTTGACGGCCTATGACCCGTTTTGGTATGGGGATGAGCAGAAGTTTCGTTTTAGTAACGCTAAGTTGCAGGATTGGCTGGGTGGCGGCCCTGTCGGCAAGGATGGCACGGCGTTTCCTGTGGTGTTAACACCGGGTGTGGGCTCGGGTTGGGATAATCTGTCTAATAAGGGTGATGTGCCTGCGTGGCCTGTGATTCGTGTTGAGGGCCCGTTGGAGTCGTGGTCTGTGCAGATTGATGGTTTGCGTGTGTCTTCGGATTATCCTGTCGAGGAGTATGATTGGATCACTATTGATACGGATCCTCGCCAGCAGTCGGCGTTGTTGAACGGGTTTGAGGATGTGATGGATCGTTTGACAGAGTGGGAGTTTGCGCCTATCCCGCCTGGCGGTTCGAAGAGTGTGAATATTGAGATGGTTGGTTTGGGTGCCATTGTTGTGTCGGTGCAGTACAGGTTTTTGAGGGCTTGGTGAATGGTTGATGGCTGGTCTTGTTCCGCATGTAACGTTGTTTACGCCGGATTATCGCCGTGTGGCGCCTATCAATTTTTTTGAGTCGTTGAAACTGTCGTTGAAGTGGAATGGTTTGTCCACTTTGGAGTTGGTGGTGTCGGGTGATCATTCTAGGCTTGACGGGTTGACTAGGCCGGGTGCACGGCTGGTTGTTGATTATGGTGGTGGCCAGATTTTTTCTGGGCCTGTGCGTCGGGTTCATGGTGTGGGTCCTTGGCAGTCTTCGCGGGTGACTATCACGTGTGAGGATGATATCCGCATGTTGTGGCGTATGCTGTTGTGGCCTGTGCCTTATCGTTCCAGCATCATTGGGATGGAGTGGCGTGCCAATAGGGATTATGCCCACTATTCGGGTGCGGCGGAGTCGGTCGCTAAGAAGGCGTTGAGGGATAATTCTTGGCGTTTTCCGCCTGATATATTTATGGTGAATGATAAGAGTCGTGGCCGCTATATTAAGGATTTTCAGGCGCGGTTTCACGTGTTTGCCGATAAGTTGTTGCCGGTGTTGTCGTGGGCTCGGATGACTGTCACGGTGAAACAGTTTGAGAATGTGAAGCAGGATCAGCGTGGTTTACTGTTTGATTGTGTGCCTGCTGTGACGCGTGAGCATGTGTTGACTGCCGAGTCTGGGTCTATTGTGTCGTGGGAGTATGTGCGTGACGCCCCGAAGGCTACGGCGGTGGTTGTGGGTGGCCGCGGCGAAGGCAAAGATCGTCTGTTTTGTGAGGATTTTGACGCGTTGGCCGAGGATGAGTGGTTTGATCGTGTCGAGGTGTTTAAGGATGCCCGTAACACGGATTCTGAGCATGTGCATCTCATTGATGAGGCGGAGCGGGTGTTGTCCGAGTCGGGGGCCACGTCGGGGTTTAAGATCGAGTTGGCTGAGTCGGATGTGTTGCGGTTTGGGCCAGGCAATCTGATGCCGGGTGATTTGATCTATGTGGATGTGGGCTCGGGGCCTATTGCGGAGATTGTTCGGCAGATTGATGTGGAGTGTGTATCGCCTGGTGACGGGTGGACGAAGGTGACTCCTATTGCGGGGGATTATGAGGATAATCCGTCGGCCCTGTTGGCTCGCCGTGTGGCTGATTTGGCTGCGGGTGTGCGGGATTTGCAAAAATTTTAGAAAAGAATCGGGGGTTTGTTGTGGGTATTGTGTGCAAGGGTTTTGATGGTGTGTTGACCGAGTATGATTGGGCTCAAATGTCTGGTCTGATGGGTAATATGCCGTCTGTGAAGGGCCCGGACGATTTTCGTGTCGGCACTACTGTTCAGGGTGCCACAGTGTTGTGTGAGGTGTTGCCGGGGCAGGCTTGGGCTCACGGGGTGATGTGCACGTCGAATAGTGTTGAGACGGTGACAGGGCAGCTGCCTGGTCCTGGCGAGACCCGATACGACTATGTTGTCCTGTCTCGGGATTGGGAGCAGAATACGGCCAAGTTGGAGATTGTTCCTGGGGGGCGTGCGGAGCGTGCCAGGGATGTGTTGAGGGCTGAGCCTGGCGTGTACCATCAGCAGTTGTTGGCGACTTTGGTGTTGTCGTCTAACGGGTTGCAGCAGCAGTTGGATAGGCGTGCTGTGGCGGCCCGTGTGGCGTTTGGGGAGTCTGCTGCGTGTGACCCTACCCCTGTGGAGGGTGACCGGGTGATGGTGCCTTCGGGGGCTGTGTGGGCTAACCATGCTAACGAGTGGATGCTGTTGTCCCCGCGTATCGAGACGGGTTCGAAGCAGATCCAGTTTGGCGGGTCTGCTGTGTATGCTTACACGATCCCGTTTGGCCGCCCGTTTGGTAGTGCGCCTGTGGTGGTGGCGTCTATGGCGACGGCGGCTGGTGGTACGCAGCAGATTGATGTGAAAGCCTACAATGTTACTAGCAAGGATTTTAAGTTGGCGTTTATCACGAATGATGGTTCTAAGCCTTCTGATGTGCCTGCGGTTGCTAACTGGATTGCTGTCGGCGTGTAATGTACGGCTTGCGGGTATGTGACGTGTTGTGGTTGTTGTAGTGGTAGGGGGCTGTAGTGTCATGGCTTACACCCACACTCGTAGCCTCTCTTTGTACCGCTATCGCTACTGTTCTTGGTTCGATTCAGGCGGCTACGTACAGGTCGAAGAAGAGGCTGAGGCAGTTGTCTGCGCAGGTTGATGCGATGGAAGAATACACGTGGAATATTCGCCATACTGTTCACCGCTATAATGCGAATCTGCCGGAGAATGTTGAGCCGGTAAAGATGCCTGATTTGCCCGAGTTTTTGAAGGATACTGTTGATGGTGGTGGGGGGTGAATTGTGAGGGAGTTGGAGGAAGAGAAGCGGCAGCGCCGCTCGTTTGAGAAGGCTTCCATGATACTGTTGTTCCTGTCGCTTGTACTACTGGCGGTGGTCGCCGGGGGTGCTTTACGTTTCGGTGCTGTGGCTTCCCAGCGGGATTCGGAGCAGGCTAAAGCCCAGTCTAATGGTACAGCCGCTAAAGGGTTGGCTAGCCGTGTGCGGCAGGTGTGTGCCTCTGGCGGGCAGGAGTCGGTGCGGCTTCACCAGTCTGGCTTGTGTGTGGATGCTCAGCGTGTTGAGCGTAGCGTGCAGGGTGTGCCTGGTCCTGCCGGTGTGCGTGGCCCGCAAGGGCCTGCAGGGGTTGACGGCCGGGATGGTGTTGATGGTTCGGCTGGGCTGGTTGGCCCTGTTGGCCCGCAGGGTTCCCCTGGTTTGAATGGTGTGAAGGGTCCTGACGGGCTGCCCGGTGCTAACGGTTCGGATGGCCGTGATGGTGTTGCCGGTGTGAACGGGGCTGATGGCAAGGATGGTGTGCCAGGTAGGGATGGCGCTGATGGGGCTGATGGTGGCCGCGGCCCTGTTGGGCCTCAGGGGCCGCAGGGTTCTGCCGGTGCCGATGGCAAGGACGGTAAGGATGGCGCTGATGGGCGCTCGGTGATATCGGTGTACTGTTCCGGGGGCCGCCTGGTTGTGAAATATAGTGACGGTACGGCCTCTACCATAGCGGGTTCGGTGGCCTGTGAGGGTGTGAAACCATCACCGGTGGTTACCGTATCATCCCACAAGTAAAAGAGGAAGTGTGTTACTAGTGTTGATAGTAGTGTTTGGGGGTGGCGTGTTGTGAGATACATTCCAGCGGCGCATCACTCGGCCGGATCAAATAAGCCGGTGAACCGTGTTGTGATTCACGCGACATGCCCGGATGTGGGGTTTCCGTCCGCTTCCCGTAAGGGGCGGGCGGTGTCTACAGCAAACTATTTTGCTTCCCCATCGTCGGGTGGTTCTGCCCATTATGTGTGTGATGTTGGGGAGACGGTGCAGTGCTTGTCGGAGTCTACGATTGGTTGGCATGCCCCGCCGAATCCGCATTCTTTGGGTATAGAGATTTGCGCGGATGGGGGTTCGCACGCCTCGTTCCGTGTGCCAGGGCATGCTTACACGAGGGAGCAGTGGCTGGATCCTCGGGTGTGGCCCGCCGTGGAGCGTGCCGCCATCCTGTGTCGGCAGTTGTGTGACAAGCATGGTGTTCCGAAAAGGAAGCTTAGCGTATCCGATTTGAAGGCCGGTAAACGTGGTGTTTGCGGGCATGCGGATGTTACGGATGCGTGGCATCAGTCGGATCATGACGATCCGGGGCCGTGGTTTCCGTGGGACAGGTTTATGGCCGTAGTCTGCGGCGGTAGTGGAGAGAGTGAGGAGTTAACTGTGGCTGATGTGAAAGCCTTGCATGATCAGATTAAACAATTGTCTGCTCAGCTTAGTGGTTCGGTGAATAAGCTGCACCATGATGTTGGTGTGGTTCAGGTACAGAATGGTGATTTGGGTAAGCGTGTTGACGCCCTGTCGTGGGTGAAGAATCCGGTGACGGGGAAGCTGTGGCGCACCAAGGATGCTTTGTGGAGTGTCTGGTATTACGTGTTGGAGTGTCGTAGCCGTCTTGACAGGCTTGAGTCTGCTGTTAACGGTTTGAAAAAGTGATGGTGGTTTGTTGTGGGTAAACAGTTTTGGTTAGGTTTACTGGAGCGGGCGGCTAAGACTTTTGTGCAAACGTTTGTTGCTGTGTTGGGGGTGACGGCGGGTGTCACCTATACGGCGGAGTCGTTTCGCGGTTTGCCGTGGGAGTCGGCCCTGATAACAGCTACGGTGGCTGCGGTGTTGTCGGTGGCTACATCGTTTGGTAGCCCGTCGTTTGTGGCCGGCAAGCCCGGCAAGCCTCAGCTGGATGCGGGTTTGGTTCCACCGGATGATCCCGGAATAGTGGAGCCTCATTCGGTGGATGTGTCGGATCCTGGCATGATCGAGCCGATGGATGAGGCTGATGTTGCCGGCTATGTGCCGAAGCGTGCCGCCGAGTCGGAGGTTGGCACGGTAGAGTCTACTGTTGCATAAGTGAATATAGATGTGTGCCCCAGCGGTGCTGCCACGATCGTGTGGTGGTTGCCGCTGGGGCACTATTTTTGTGTCTATAGTATTCTATGATTCGTTGCTGTCGATGGTTTCTTCGATCAGCTGGTCCAGGTGGATGCAGGCGGAGATAGTATCGTTGGCCTGGTGCAGAACGTTCTGGCCGATAACATTTTTATAATTGTCGCGGTGGCAGATGATAGACTGCATGATATCGTCGGCTTCCGCTTGCAATAGTTTGGCCTGGTATGCGATTCCGGCGAGCCAATCTATGGCTTCCTGGCTTGCCCGTGTGTCGTCTGGAATGCCACGGGTGTTGCTGTTGTTTGGGTATCCTGCACTGTCGCAGTCCCACAAGATTTCGCTGCACTCGTCTAGCGTGTCCTGATCGATAGCGAGATCGTCGAGGCTGACTTCTTTGACGGTAAGGTTCACGTTGTCGAGTGAGATGGGTACACGGTACTGGTTTTCGACACCGTCAACAATGTTTTCCAATTGCTGCATGTTGGTGGGCTGTTGTTGGATGATTCGGTGTACTACTGTTTTGAGGGCGGTGTAGGGGATATTGTGTGTGTTGTCCATCGTGTTATGCCATTCCTTCGTTATCGTCTGGCATGTAGTATGTGCTGTTTGCGTACTCGGTTAACGTCATCAGTGTTTGGTCTGCCCACTGTTTCACGGTTTGCCGGGTGACTCCGAGTCGTTGGGCTGCCACCGAATAGGTTTGGTCATACCCGTAGACTTCCCGGAACGCTGCCAACCTAGCTAGCCGTTTCCTTTGTTTGGATGGCTGGCAGGTGAGGGTGTAGTCGTCGATGGCTAGTTGTAGATCGATCATGGTGACAATGTTGTTGCCGTGGTGTTGTGGCGCGGTGGGTGGTGGTGGCATTCCTGGTTCAACACTCGGTTTCCATGGTCCGCCGTTCCAGATCCATTGCGCGGCTTGGATAATATCGGCTGTGGTGTAGGTCCGGTTCATGTGTCATCCCCTGAATAGGTTGTCGAGGTTGTCTGGGTTGCTGGTGTCGAATCGTCCGACGCAGTGGCAGTAGTCGTACATGAGTTTGATGATGTGTTGGTGGTCTCCCAAATAGGTGTTTCCGCTGATGCTGTAGGTGGCTGTGCCGTCTTTACTAATAGTGTATTTGGCGGTGATGGTTTCGGGTGTTTCGGTGTTGGTGATGATGGCGGTGGTGGTGGCGCCTACTGTTTGTAGCCTGGTGGTTTGGGTGCCGTCGTCGAGGATGGTGGTGACCATTATGATTCTCCTTAGTTGCTGGTTTGGTTGTCGGCTAGATGAATAATATCGGATAAAGGTTTCGGCTGGTCTAAATGTTGTGTGGTTTTGTTGGCTAGCCGTTTGGCTACCCTGTAGCACATTTTGGTGTAGTGTTTGTTGTCTAGGTTGTGGTATTGTTCCCGCACCGCAATATATAGTAGGGAGTCTTGGTAGAGGTCGTCTGCGCTGATTGCGGGGTAGTGTGTAACCACTTTGGTGCATGCCCGGTTGAGTGTGCGTAGATGATGGTCTGTGGCCCATCCCCACGATGCGGTGGTGGCTAGGTCTGCTTTTGTTGGTCGCCTGCTCATGGCACTATTACCTGGCTATCTGGTAGTTGTTTGGTGTTTTGTTGTTGATAGTGTAGCACACGAGTCCGGGGTTTCCGGTGGTGCCCGTCTTGTGCCGGAACCATGTGGATTCGCCTTCCATGGATGGGCATTGGATGAAGGTGCGTGTGCCTTGCTCAGAGATTTCTAGGTGGTGCCGGTGCCCGGCCATCAGGATGTGGGATGTGGTGCCGTTGTGGAATTCTTGGCCGCGCCACCATTCGTAGTGTTTGCCGGTGCGCCATTGGTGCCCGTGGGCGTGCAGGATTTGTGTGCCTGCCACATCGACGGTGGTGGTCATTTCGTCTCGGCTGGGGAAGTGGAAGTGAAGGTTGGGGTATTGGTTGTTGAGCTGGTAGGCTTCTGCGATGGCGCGGCAGCAGTCCACGTCGAAGGAGTCGTCGTAGGTGGTGACTCCTTTTCCGAAGCGTACGGCTTCTCCGTGGTTGCCGGGGATGGATGTGATGGTGACGTTGGCGCAGTGGTCGAATTGGTGGATGAGTTGCATCATGGCCATGCGGGTGAGCCGGATTTGTTCCGTCAGGGGTGTTTGTGTGCGCCAGGCGTTGTTGCCTCCTTGTGACACGTATCCTTCGATCATGTCGCCGAGGAAGGCGATGTGGACTCGTTGCGGTTTGCCTGCTTGCTGCCAGTAGTGTTTTGCGACGATGAGGGTGTGTAGGTAGTTGTCGGCGAAGTGTGCTGTTTCTCCGCCGGGGATGCCTTTGCCGATTTGGAAGTCTCCTGCCCCGATGATGAAGGCTGCAGTGCTGTAGTCGGTGTGGGTGTCTTGTTCGGGTTTTGGTGGCTGCCATTCGGCTAGTTTATCGACGAGTTCGTCTATAGGGTAGGGGTTGGTTGCGGGTTGGTGGTCGATGATTTTTTGTATGGATCGGCCTGTTTCTCCGTTGGGGAGTGTCCATTCGGAGATGCGTGTGCGGCGCACGGTGCCGTTGGCTAGATTGTCGTCGATGGTGTCGATGGCGTTGTCGTGGTTGGCTAGCTGTGTGAGGAGCCGGTCTATGTTGTCTATCACTGGGTATCATCCTCTTCCTCGTGTGTGGTGGTGGCTTGTTTGCGGCGATGGTCTTTGATAACGGTGGCGGAGATGGGGTATCCGGCTTCAGTGAGCATTTGGGCTAGCTGTGTGGCGGGGATGGACCTGTCGGCGAGGACGTCTGCGGCTTTGTTGCCGTAGCGTTGGATGAGGGTTTCAGTTTTGGTTGCCATGATGTCCTATCGGTTGTGTGGTGGGTTGCCATCCTGTGCGGCAGTCGCCGTCGTGTCCTGGTTTGCGTGTGCACCATGAGACTTCGCCGGCATTGTGGATGATGGCACGGCCGCATATGACGTCATGTAGGTGTTCGGGAAACTTATCGTTGTTGTTGTCCCCGTACATGTCGATCAAGTGTTGGGTTTTAGTAACCATCATGTCTCCTATGTGTGAAAGAGTGTGCAAATACTATGCTGGTGTCATGGATGTTTATGCGGGTATGGTTTTCATCACCTTGCTGAACGTTACTTGGTTACTGTACATCATCTGGGTGATTTCCTGATCCGTTTTGTCGGGGTGCTGTTTTCGCAGGTTTGCCCATTGGCAGGCGTTGTCGGTTTCCTGCTGTAAACGTGTCAGGTGTTGTTCGTTGATGATGTGTTTCCACATTGTCCACGAGACGTCGAGTCGTTTGAGCATGTCGATGGCTGGCACGTTGAAGGAGTTGAGGAAGAGTATTTCCTCCGTGTAGTAGTCTTTTTCGTATTGGTCCCATCCGCTTCGGTGCCTGTTGGGCTGGTTTTTAGGGTAGGCTTCCCGGCATACTTTGTGCAAACGCTTGGCCATGTCTTTGGGTAGCCTAATGTCGGGGTTGGCGCGGATCATGGATCGCATCCCATCATAGGTGGTGCCCCAGGTGTGCATGATGTGGAGTGGGTCTTCACCATCAGCCCATTTTTCTGCACAGATGGCGAGGCGGATACGCCTCCGGGCGGCTTTGCTAGTGTCGCGGCGGCCGGGGATGGGGCATGTGTCGAGGGGGTCCATGATGCTTTTTATGCCTTTCTTTGTTTGGTTTGCTTGTGTGGTTTTATTGTAGCACTGTGTCTAGTGCTTGTGTCAACCCTGTTTTTCCGGCCTGCAGGTAGGTGTCTGTGACATCGCCCAGGGTGAGGGGCACGCGGGTGGCTTGGGGGAGTGCCGTCTGGAGGGTTTGGGCCATCTGGTCTCCTGCTTTGTCGGGGTCTGACCAGATGTAGATGTGGTCGTAGCCTTCGAAGAATTTGGTCCAAAAGTTTTGCCACGAGGTTGCGCCGGGTAGGGCTACGGCCGGCCATCCGCATTGTTCGAGGATCATGGAGTCGAATTCGCCTTCGCAAATGTGCATTTCGGCTGCCGGGTTGGCCATGGCGGCCATGTTGTAGATGGAGCCTGTGTCCCCTGCCGGGGTTAGATATTTGGGGTGGTTGTGGGTTTTGCAATCATGCTGGAGTGAGCAGCGGAAACGCATTTTTCGTATTTCGGCTGGGCCGTCCCAGACGGGGTACATGTAGGGGATGGTGATGCACTGGTTGTAGTCTTCGTGGCCTGGGATGGGGTCATTGTCGATGTATCCAAGGTGGTGGTAGCGGGCTGTTTCTTCGCTGATGCCTCTTGCCGAGAGCAGGTCGAGTATGTTTTCGAGGTGGGTTTCGTAGCGGGCTGAGGCTTTCTGGATTCGGCGGCGTTCCGCAATGTTGTAGGGTTGTAGTGAGTCGTACATTCGGGTTTTCTTTCTCTAATTGTTGTTTCAGTTTGGCGAGGCCTCCTCCGATGCCGCATGTGTGGCAGTACCAGACGCCCTTGTCGAGGTTGATGCTCATGGAGGGCTGGTGGTCGTCGTGGAACGGGCAGAGGATGTGTTGCTCGTTCCTGGATGGATTGTACCGTATCTGGTAGGTGTTGAGGAGGCGGCAGGTGTCAGAGGTGTGGGAGGAGCTCGTTGAGGGTTGATACCACATAGGCTTCGCTCCATGGCTTGTTGCGCTGTTTCATCACTACGAGTCCGATGGTGGAATTGTTTTCTCGGTTTCGGTGGGTTTCGTAGTTGCGTGCCTCCCGGCTGGCTTGTTTCACGAATTCGGCGAGGTGTGCCTGTCCTGCTTTGGCTTCGATCACATAGGTTTTGTGGCCGGTTGTGAGGATGAGGTCGCCTTCATCCTCTTTACCGTTGAGGTGGAGGCGTTCTATATCATAGCCGGTGTCGCGTAGCTGGTGGAGGAGTCGTGTTTCCCATTCGGCTCCGGCCCGGCGGTTGCGTGCCTGTTGTGTTGACATGATAGTCCTTTGTGGTGTTCGGTCATGTTCCATGGCTGTTTTTCGGCGAGTGGCCCGAAGAATGTGTATTCGGGGTAGGCTCGCAGTCGTTCGTATCGGGTGCCGTCTGGGCTGGATTTGCCTGTGCGCTGTTTGAGTACGGCGATGCGTGCCTCTGCCGGTATCGTGAGCCCGTTGCCGTTATCTTCGCCACCATACAGGGAGACTCCCAATATGAGTTGTGGTTTTTCGGAGAGGCCGTTTTTGATTTCCCGCCTAGCCGGGGGGTGTTCGATGTCGGTGCCGGTTTTGTCGGTTGCGTGGTGTGTGACAATAATGGTGGAGCCAGTATCCCTACCCAATGCTGTGATCCATTGCATGGCTTCTTGCTGTGCCTGGTAGTCGGATTCGCAGTCTTGGATGTCCATCAGGTTGTCGATCACAATGAGTGGTGGGAAGGTGTTCCACATTTCCATGTAGGCTTGCAGTTCCATGGTGATGTCTGTCCATGTGATGGGTGACTGGAATGAGAATGTGATGTGTTGGCCGTGGTGGATGCTGTCTCGATAGTATTCTGGCCCGTAGTCGTCGATGTTTTGTTGTATCTGGGCGGTGGTGTGTTGAGTGTTGAGTGAGATGATTCGTGTGGAGGCCTCCCAGGGTGTCATGTCCCCTGATATGTAGAGTGCGGGCTGGTTGAGCATCGCTGTGATGAACATGGCTAGCCCGGATTTTTGGCTGCCGGACCGCCCCGCGATCATGACGAGATCCCCTTTGTGAATGTGCATGTCCAGGTTGCGGTAGAGGGGTTCTAGTTGTGGTATGCGGGGCAGTTCGGCTGCGGTTTGGGAGGCTCTCTCGAAGGATCTTTGGAGAGAGAGCATCGGAGCCTTAATCTATCTGTCTATCGGTTGGATGATGTTTTGGTGGTCAGATGGAGTCGATGTCGATGTCAGCATCAGCAGGGGCTGTGGTGTCGTCTAGCTGGCCGTTATCGCGTTTGTCTACGTATTCGGCAACCTTATCGTAGATGGCGTCGTCTAATGGTTTGAGCACGACCGCGTTGAACCCGTTTTTGGTGCGCACGGTGGCGAGTTTGAATGCCTGTTCTTCGCCAAGGTAGGCTTCTAGGTCGCGGATCATGGAGTGTGGGCGGTCGTTGTTGCCGCGGGCTTTCTCGATAATGGCGTTGGGGATGGTTTCTGGGGTGCCGTTGTTGAGATCGTCTAGGGTGTGGAAGATTGTGACATCAGCGTAGATGCGATCGGCGACCTGTCCACCGTAGCCTTCGGTGTTGTGCTGGACGTCGCGGATTTTGAAGGCGATGGCGGTGGCGTCCTGGTTTCGGGAGGGGTTGAAGAAGGTGCTGTTGCTGTTGTTGCGGTAGTTTGCGAGTCCCATTGTTGTTTCCTTTACTGTTTTGTTGGTTTGTTTGTTGGTTTTATCGGGTGAGGCTGTTTCGTTTGCTGCGGAAAGCCTCGGAAACGTCACTGTTACTGGTGATGATCTTTTTGTACTGTTTGAGGAGGTCGGCTAGCTGTGCTTTGCTTGTTGCATTGTTGATTTTGTCGATGATGGTGTTGTTTCCTTCTGAGGCGATGTTGTCTACGTAGTCTTTGGCGGCCTGGTTGTATCGGTCTTGGAGGATTATGGATGCTGTGGCGATCAGTGTTGCCAGGTCCCAGTTCCTTGCCGCGGAGCTGTTTTTGAGTCCGCCGAGGAGGTCGATGATAGTCTTCTTTACCTGGTCGGCGGTGTCTCCGCGGATGACGGTCCATGGGGCGGCGTAGTCGCCTCCGTATTTGAGGGTGACGGTGAATCGGTCGTCGTCTGTGTTGTCGGTCACTGGTGCTCCTTGTCTTCTTTTGTTGGGGCTGTGATGGTGGTTTCTATGGGGTACCTGTAGGCGTCTTTCCCGTTGACAGCCCAGCAGGCGTCCTTGACGGGGCAGCCTTTACAGAGTGCTGTGACGTGGGGTACGAAGATGCCTTGGCTGATTCCTTTCATTGCTTGACTGTACATGGATGATACATGCCGGTAGGTGTTGTTGTCAAGGTCATAGAGTTCGGTTGCTGTGCCTTGTGTCGGAGACTGGTCGTCGTTGCGGCTGGTGGCTGGCGTCCAAAACATGCCTTTCGTCACATCGTTGCCGTGTTGGTTGAGCATGTACCGGTATGTGTGCAGCTGCATACTGTCGGCGGGTAGGCGTCCGGTTTTGAGGTCCAAAATGAAGGTTTCACCGGTGTCAGTGTCGGTGAAAACGCGGTCGATGTAGCCGACAATAGTGGTGCCATCCTGGAGGGTGGTTTCTACCGGGTATTCGATGCCCGGCTGGCCGTCAATAACAGCGGTGATGTATTCTGGGTGGTTGCGCCTCCATGTTTTCCACCGGTTGACGAAGGTGGGGCCGTATATCATCCACCAATTGTAGTCTTTTTTGTGTGGCCCGCCCGATTCGCACATGTTTTTGCATATTCGGCCGGAGGGTTTGATGTTTGTGCCTTCTGATTTGGCGAGGGCGACTTGGGTGTCGAAAATGTTTTTGAAGGATGAGAGTTTGTCTGGCAGTGCAGGGTATTCGGCGGGATTGTACAGGTGTAGGTCGTATTGTTCGGTGATGTGGTGTATGGCGCTTCCGGCGATGGTGGCGTACCAGGTGTGGTGTTGGGTGTGGTAGCCGTGGGATAGGCGCCATTTTTCTCCGCATTCGGCCCACTGGGTGAGTGAACTGTAGGAGATGTGGCCTGGATGGTCAATGGTGGACGGTTTTTGTGCTAGAGGCATTACTTGTCGCCTTTGTGGGTGTTCCATGGGTTACGGGTGTCTTGGCCGGCGTGGTGTTGCTGGTATGCGAGGAGTGCGAGGCAGTGCCAGGCAGCATGGGCTAGATGGGGTAGCCCGGATTCATCATCGAGGTTGTTTCCTTGCTGCCATGATAGCAGGTGCCTGTAGAGGGCGTCGACGCTGTGGCTCCACGGATAGCCGCCGGTCCAGTTGTTGTCGCCGTATTTGGTGGCACCGTATCCTGCCACGGAGCCGAGGGCGTGCAAGGCTGCGGGGTCGATGAGGGATAGCCTGCAAAGTTTCAATTCTTTTTTGGCACCGCTGTTGGGGTCGGTGTACATGCGGGTTGGCTTATCCATGAGATGTGTGCTCCTTAGGGGTGGGTTACTGGTTGGGGTTGTGGGCGAGTGCTACGGCGAGAATAATGATGGCGAGGGTTTCAGCGATCAGTATGGGTGTTGTGATCATTTAGTGTTTCGGGGATTGTTGGTGAGTGTGGAGGCGCCTAGGAGGGTGGTGAGGGCGCATGCGGCGATGATGGCGAGGGCTGCCTTGTGTGGGGTGCCGGTTGCGTACATCCATGTGATGATGCCGCCTTGGATCCATGCCAGTGTGGTGAAGAAAGTTTCGTAGCTGTGTAGCTCAATGTTGTTGTTGGGTGTGTTCATGCTTGCTCCTGAAGAATGGTGTTGATGGTTTTGTAAATGTTGTACAGGTCGGCTTCGATGGTTTGTAGCTGTTTGATTTGGTGGTCGAGATCAATGTCTGGGTTGAGGGTGTTGATGCGGGAGGCGATGTCGGTGGCTGTGCGTAGTGTGCCGCCGGTGTGGTGAATGATGTGTGCCGTGTCGGCGAGTCCGGTGGTGACGGCGTAGTGGGAGAGGAGAGGCATAGCTGGGGGGTGCTCCTTGGCGGGTTACTGTTGCGGGTTGATGTTGAGGTCGGTGACGTGCGGGTGGTCTTCTGTTCCGGTGACGAGGCAGTGGACGGTGACGGGTAGTTTGGATGCTCCGGGCTGTTTCATGGTTGCGCCGTAGACGATGGAGAAGGTGTCTTTGCCAATAATTTTGTGGAGTTGGAGGTCGATGTCGGGGTTGCCGTTCCATTTGACACCTTGCGTGGCGGCCTTCTGTTCGGCTTTGCGGTTGCAGGTGTGTGCGGCGGTGATCATGGTGAGACCTTGTGAGGTTTCTTCACCCCTTGCCTGGGCTTGCTTGTGGGTTTTGGCCTGCTCGGCTCGCAGTGACTGTTCTGCGGCTGCCTGCCGTGCCGCTTTCTCGGCTTTGCGCTGTTGGGTGGTTTTGGGGGTCCATTCGGTGTTGGCTGTGGTGGCCTGTGGGGCTGGCTGTGAGGCGAGTGGCGGATTGTCGTCTGGGGCTGGCATGAATGAGGCGGCGGCGATGATGGCGGCTGTGATTCCGGCGATGGTGTAGCCTGTTTTCTTGTTCATGACTGTTGTCCCCTTTCCGGGGTGTTGTTCGTTGCTGACATGATCAATCATGGTGTGGGCGGTTCCCCATGTCAAGGCTGCGCTCAACGATTGTGAGCGATCCTTGTGTGGCTAGGGGTGATGGCTTCTTTCGCCCAATAGGATGTGCCACCGCTGGTCCAGTATCCGAGTTTGTTGCGCTGCATGCCCTTCGCCTCCATCTCGTCCACGGTGAGGCACCTGCGGCGATTGGGGCCTGTCTTGACCCCGTGGTCGCCTACCCGGTGCATGTCGCCTGAGGTGGTACTCGTGAATGTCTCGTGACAGACTGTGCAGTGCTCTGGCTTGTATCCGATGATTGTGCTATCGCACTTGTGGCATGTCCATTGCATGATTGCTCCTATTTTCCATTATAAGACTTCCTGTAGTGCCATTTTAGCGCCTTGCGAGTCTTGGGGGTACAACTATATAGGTCAGGTATTTCTAGGCGATTCTAGGCTCATTGTGTGCGACTGGGTGTTATCGGGCACACAGGGTGAGCAGGCTTCCGATGTTGATGCGGCTCACATTCCAGTAGAGTTGTGTGGCTTCACCGCCGGTGAGTGGCTTCCACTCGTCATGGCTGAACACGGTGCCATCGGATGCGATGAATGTGTTGGGGCGTAGCTTGTGGAGTTCAGTCTCTACGCTCTGCCGGTAGGCTTCGGCGAGGCCCTCAAAATCCATGTGGTCGCAGGAGAGGTTTTCGAGGCGTGTCAGGTCGAAAGGCTCAGGGCAGTCCGGGGTGGGGGTGTAAAGCTGGGTGAAGTGGTTGGCGATCTTCTGCATGACGGGTTCCTTTTCTCGTGTGGTGGGTTGATAGTTTTATCGTGTGGCTTCGGCAATGATGGCGTCCACATCGATCATGTCGATGAGATCGTTGAGTTCCTCGGCCTCGTTCTCGGAGAGGTGGCGCCAGTCGGGTGGCCCGTATACGGCACCGTCGAGGGTGACAGTCCACAGGGGCCGGATGAGCCGTACGGCTTCCTCGACTTTGGCACGGTATAGGCGGCAGATGATAGACGTGTGGGTGTTGCCTATGTCACATCCTGCCAGGTGTGCGGGGTGGAGTGGGTGGATTTCTGTCTGCCCGTAGAGGCTGGTGAAGGATGGTGTGATGAGTGTGCCATCCATGAGGGTGTGCTCCTTTCGGTGGTGTATGGGTTGTTGTGGTTTCTAGAGTGTGTAGATGGCGATCCCATAGTCAAGGCTGCGCTCATTTGGATTGAGCGTTTCATGGGATGTGGCAGGGGATGTGGCGTATCTCACTTAAGCCTTTATGGCCTCTCTCAGCGCCTGAAATCTTCTGGCGGTAGGATTATGCAGGGTTGACCCTGCTAATCGATTCTAGGGGCCTTCTAGAGCGTCTCAGGGGTATGTCTGGGTGATAGCGGGTGTGGCAGATGATCTAGCGAGTCAAGGTGCCGAGCTGAGACATAAGATCTATCATCTAGGTGTGTGAGATGCATCACATCCTCCTGGCGTGGTGTACACCCTTAAGGCTACTCGGTCGATCTGGCGTGGAGGGTGTAGCCCAGAAATGCCGTTTAAAGCTGTGACTCGGTGGATTAGAGCGCCTTACAGGGTGGGGGCTAGGTATTTATACCCCCAAGCAATTCTGATCGATTCTAGACGCCTACAGGAGCCCGATACACGATCAGCTATCCAGACGCAGATCACCAGTCCCTATCCTGGTTAGCTCAGCCTACACTATGTGGACAGTGTGGAATACTGTAGGGGAAGAAGGACACGGTAAAAGAAAGAGGGAGGCATCAGCCTTCAAGCCTTAAGGTCTTAGCGCTTAGCACCGATGGTCTTAGCAGTTAGCACCGAGCCCCTCAAGGGCTCGGCATCAGCCCGAACAGGCACAGCCCTGAAAGGAGTACACGCCATCAGGGAAGGCTTGAGAGTACGAGGAGCCCTAGCGACGAGTACTCGAAAGCCTGAGGGAACACCCTCAGCACTGATGGGCCTAGCGTGTTCGGAAAGGACACAAGAGTGAAGTGTGAGAGCTGTTCGGGAGTGAAACCTGTTCTGACTAGGGGTTTCGGTCTTAACCACCCTCAAAGGTTACAAGACTCTAAGAAAATTTAAGGAAAAGTTTAGGTTTAATTTTTGGACCTTTACTACCAAAAACACCCGTTTACACCCCTCAAACCCGCCTATAGAGCCAAAACCACCAGTTTGACTCATCCCAGGTGGCATATGATAGGCTGGACAGGTAGCCAGCTGGACGCAAGGCCGAAATCCGCTGACGCGGCTTTCACCCTTACATCCATCAGTCTACCAAACACTTTAAAGCTTCAAGGCTTAGCGCTAAGCCCTTAAGACCTTAACGCTTAGCACCGAGCCCCTCAAGGGCTCGGCATCAGTCTTAAAGCTTTAAACACTTTAAGTAAACTTAAGAGCTTAGCACTTAAAGTTAATTAATAACCTTAAAGGCTTAGCACTTAAGGATATAAACTTAACATCAGTGTTTAAGACTTTAAAACTTAAAATAACTATTAAGACTTAAAGACTTATAAGCTTTAAACACTTAAAGTAACTATAAGACTTTAAAGACCTTAAGTACTTAAAGTTAACCATCAGTCTTAAACTTTAATATTATAACCTATAAGTCTTAAAGCTTATAGGTATAATAATATAATATAAGTTATAAAAGTTTTAGAAGAGCTAAGGGGTTAACTTCTTTACTTCTCTACTCTCTTTGGTTCTTTCTCTCTTCTCTTCTTTTCTTCATCAGGGGAGAAGAGGAACCTTTACCATCAACGCTGATGGGCTTTCACCGTGTGACTCGTGTGCTTCTGGTCGCACGCTCCCGGTTGCACACTCACCACACTTACTCTACCTGTGTCCCTTTCAGGCTTAGCGTGTTCGGCTGAAGGCGTACGGCGTGTCACGCTAACACCCTTAACACCAGGTAAGACTTAAAGTGTATATTATAAGTAGAAGACTTTAAAACCTTAAGGTGTTCCCGCTTAGCCTGTGTCCTTTAGCGCTAGGCGCTAGGCGCTAAGCTGTGAAACGCGAACACCCATCCACCCCCTTTTTTCTTCCGTGTCCTTCTTCTTTTGACACCGCTGGGGGGCGATGTGATCTTTCTCACACTCATGGGGGGTAGTGGAGAAAACAACCACCCCGGCACAAACAGAACACCCCCTCAAACGAACAAAACAGCCCCTAGGATCGATCAGCAGGGCAAGGGCAAGGTATTCATACCCCCAGACGATTCCCAGGCCGTTACAGGAGCAATGAGAGGCTCACAGGGGCAAGGGGAGATCAGGGGACGTGATGGCACATACCAACCGCACCGCATCCGCCTCACACCGGCGCTGGCGGCAACGACTCATCACCCAAGCCCAACAACAAGGCCAAACCGAATGCCCACTCTGCGGAGCAACCATCACCTGGGGCACACACGATCTACCAACTAGCCCCGAAGCCGACCACATCACACCCGTCAGCAGGGGAGGACTCAACACCCTCGACAACGGGCAAATCATCTGCAGAACATGCAACAGAAGCAAAGGCAATCGCAGCGAACCAAACATCAAGTTCCAACAACAAACCACAAAAACATTGATTCCATGGTGAAAAACCTGCCAACCCCCACCGGGGACACCCCCTGCACACCCGTGCAAGACC